GAGCTTTCCCAAAAGGGGCACCAGAGCTTTTTATTACTCGATTTGCGCCAGCTAACTATGCCGAGACAGTGAATACTATTGGCTTACCCATGTATGCAAAAATGGAGGCCATGGATTTTAATAAGGGCTATGAGCTAGAGGTGCAGTCTAACCCACTCAACCTTTGCACCCGTCCGGAAGTACTCGTTCGAATTAAGCGAACTGCGACTTAGTCTTAATAGCCTGTCTTAACAGCCTCACGGCTTTAAGGCACCATTCTACCCAACCTACCCCGCTGATGCGGGGTTTTTTAGGAGGCACTATTTATGATTGAACAACTTAAACAAAAAGCCGTGCAAGCCATGCTGGCTAAGCTTGGAGAGCAGGTGCAAAGCAATGGGACAAGCTTAACGGCATTGGTTAATATAGAACGACTGGATTCAGGGCTGGGTAAAACATTCTCAACGAGGCTTAAGCAAGTGACCGCTTATTTGCCCGAAGCGCAGTTAAACCAAATAGGTCAAACTCTCACGGTTAGGGGCGTGGATTATGAAGTTGTGGAAAGAGATACGGTTTGTGAATATAACGGCTTTGCCAAGGTGTTGCTCGTTGAGCCAACAGCCAAGCCAGCGACGGGCGCCTGGCGATGATGCAGTTAGATGTGCATTTAACAGATAAGGTACTCAAAGGTCAAATTACGACTTTAGTACTGAATAATGACAAGGCTTTGAAGCGCGCTTTTAGAAGAGCTGCCAAAAAAATATCACGCTGGATGAGTACACAGGTGGCTCGTTCTTTGTCAAAACAGTATGGACTGCAAGTTAGTAAGTTTAAGCGGTTTCGTATTAGGATAGCAAATCCTGACTTTGAAAAGCACAATAAACCAGCTATGGTGTGGTTTGGGGTCAATGATGTGGAATGGGATTTTATTGGTGATAAACCAAAACAGGATGATCAAGGCGTGTGGGTAAAAGACTATTTTTTTAAAGGTGCTTTTATCGGTAAAAACAGAAAAGGGATAACACAAGTTTTTAAACGCCGAACGGCAAAGCGTTTGCCTATCGACATCCAAAAAGTGAATATTCGACTTGGGGCAAAAATAGCCGTTGCCCGCTTGCTCAACAGGGCACAAGCCCGATATAAAGACATTTTAGGGCAAGAGGTAAATTATCCAATCTTTCAATTTTTTCTAAAGAGACAAGATATTTTGACGGTTTCTCGTTGGAGGTTGACATTCTCTCCGCCCTTGATGTGCGGGGGGGTTTGGGTAGAAACGGATGTCCAGGGCAAAGTGATCATTAAGGTTGAGTTTGCTACCTTGGAAGGCAACCTTAACTTCAAGATGCTTGCCTAATACCTTTAAGGCTGCTTCAATCGCCTCCATTTTTGAACGATATTTACAATCAAATAGCCGGCTTACGGCAGGCGGTTGTACACCCAATTTCTCAGCCATCGCCTTTTTAGAGAGATTGCTGTCTAGCCATGCATTAAACAAATAAATTTTAGCCGCCAAATTGGCAGGGACATACAATACCGCTTGTCCCTTCTTAAATTTACGAGGCAAAGGTATCTTGCGTTGAGTTTCAGAATAAAACTCCAAAGCAGACTCAAAAGCCTCTAACGCCACCTGCTGTAAATCACCTTCATCATAAATCACCGTGTGAGCCTCTGGAATATCAACCACATCAACCAATAAGGTATCCCCATCTTTTTCTACTTGTAATGGATATTGCATAATTTTTTAGCTCCGTATAGCGAATGCAAACCGCCTTTTAGCGGTGCTTAAAGTCCTAAATCTTTACGAATTTTGGATTCTAAATATCTTAGGTGATAAGCTCACCATGTTTTTTCTTAACTTCTTTTAGTTTGTTTACAGCACTCCATTTTGCATTTATAACTTCTTTTATTTGTGACTTGACATTTTTTGCCATTTCATCGTCGATAAAAAATGGCAATTTTAATTCTTTCCACCTATCTGCTATATTCGGTAGTGTAGTTTCGATTAGAACTTTGTTAAATGCCTGCATAGAGACCAAGCGATGAGACAACATATAAAGTAGGTAATGAGGTGTTAATTCATATTTGTTATCTTCTTGAACTCGCAATACAAGAATTTCTCTGGTTAGTAAAACATCAGTATCATGCTTTGAGATCATCGCAACGCTGCCTATTCTGTAGCTGCCTCTCCGCACATAAAGAATATCACCTGTCTTAAGATTTTTATTTTCTCCTTTTATTTTTTTGTATATGTTTTCAGGGATACTTGATGTAGGGTCTTTGTAAACTTCCCAATTAACAATATCTTTCACACGAATATACGAGACTTCACCTCTGCCTTTGTATTCTGCTGGTGGCGAACCATGACCATCAAAAAAAGTGATTACCTTTTCATCGATTAATTGCTTAATAGGGATAAGTTTTAATTTTTTCTTTTTGGCAACTTCCTCAACCTCTTTGTCTCGCGTTTCCCAATAATATCTAGGCACGAATATTTTTCTCTTTTTAACCTCGTTAGACTTTACACTGAATATATATTTATTTTTTCCTTTTTTATGCTCTTCAATTATTATCTGAATATCATCCCATAGTTGTTCTTTATCAACTTTTTGTGTAATTGGATTCCACCTGTAGATCTCTTTACCTTGATGGTCATGTCCCATTTCTTCCGCAACTACAAAATTAATTTCACTTTCTTGTTTTGTGTTTTTTTGAAGTATAATAATAATACACTTAGCATTATTATGAGGTCGGAAAGTATTGTGAGGAAGGTCAATCACCCATTTAATATTATGTTTTTCCATAAATTGCATAACAGGTCTTGCTCTAGGGGCGTGGAAAAATGTTTCAGGAAGAACAATCCCCATAATTCCACCGTCTTTTAATAGTTGCAGGCTGCGTTCTATGAAAAGTACTTCTGGACGCATTTCAGTATTTTTTTCGTCCGTTTTCTTGTATATCTCTCCTTCTTTTTTCCACTTATTAGCTAAACTATATTGAGCTAATTTTTCTTGACCTACAACCTTAATATCCTTCCCAAAAGGTGGGTTAGTCAACAGAACATCGAACTTTTCAAGCTCAATATTCTGTTTAGTTTTATGACTCCAATTTTTTGGAATTTCTAAGCTATCTTCACAAAAGATGCCACCTTTTCCATCGCCAATTATTGCCATATATGCCTTAGCAACCTTGCTCAGAAATTCATCTTTTTCAATGCCACGGATATTGTGAATTGCTGCAGCAATTTTTTCTTCTTGTAAGGCAAGTTCAGACCAACCATATTCTTCTGATTGTTTTTCTAGTTGACTCCACATATATTTTAAGCTTTCGACAAGAAATCCACCAGACCCACACGCAGGGTCAATAATTAAATCGTCCGGTTTCGGTTTGACTATTTCAACCATTAATTTAACCACATTTCTTGGTGTAAAGAACTGTCCTAATCCACCCTTTAATGCATAACTAATGAATGTTTCAAATGCATCTGCAACAACATCTCGCTCGGATTCTGTTAAACAGTAATTTTGCAATTCTCCGACAATATAAGTTACAGACTTATCATCAAGACTGATTTTGTCACTAAAATCAATAACCTCTTTGTATTTAGTTTTTACTTTATTGAAAATGTTTTTTATTCTTTGGGCAACATCTTTATCTTTTTCGTCAATTCCAGCTCGAAATGTGACCATTTCATCGGGTTTGGTAAATCTTTCGTCATAAATTTTGCAAAAAATAATGTTGATTAGTTGTTGGGCTAATATTTCATCTCTTGTTGCGCCCACCGTATTTCCTGCTAGATGGTTTCTTATTGTTTTAAAGACTAATTTAAGGTTATGTGGAACAGTCAAATCCCCCCTTTTAAATCTGCCAATATCTTCTAGTCGCTCACCTTGTCTAGGTATATTAGGTATTTCAGAAAAAAGAACTTCACCATCTTTCTCGTATTTTTTTAAATAAAGACGCTCCTCGCCGTTAAACCAAACACCAAGTCGTGCTTTAGAAAAACGGAGATAATCTTTTAACTGTGTTAAACCATCTTTTCTTGCTTTTCGTTTGCATTCAACAACAATAAATAAGTTATCATCTATTTTATTATCATTGCTGAATACGGCAATATCTACGGGATACTCTTTTTTGGTATCAGAGGGTCTTGCTTTTACTCGCCATTGTGGGCGTGTTTGAATTTGAGCCTTGGAATATCCGTAATCCTCTACAAGAGTTTCAGCAAATACTTGTACGGCTTCAACCTCTTCAGGTGTGGCTTTTACTTCTTTACCGCTGATGTAATCTTTGATGTAACCTTCTTTCATTATGCTCACTGTCCTTTGATACTTCTTGTTTCTAAAGATAGGGGTATTTTGAACACAAGAGGGTGAAAGGTCAACAAAAAACCTCCCACAGGACTTTTTTAACTTGCCTTGCCACAATAGCCACATGAGCAATGCACATGAAATACATCAGTATCATACCCAATTAATGAGCACTTTACAGGCGGCTTTTCCGTCGGTGCAGACCTTGGCGGCTTACCGTATCAACGAGATCTTAGCCACACCTGCGATTTTGATTGAAGTAGAGGGTATGACAGTGGGTAAGCTGACCAGCACGGGCAAAACGCCTCTGAATCTGTCTATGGCTCTGCATTGTGTATTGGGGCATGGAACGCCTAATCTTGAATTAGAGGTGAGAAATTTTGCCTCTCAAGTGATGAACTTGCTCACAAATCAATATTTTAATTTGCCAGATTTACTGGAAGCGCCTCAAAACATCTCGGCGATGCCAGGTGAGTTCAAGCCTGGGAAAAGTGGGTTTGATAGCTTTGTCGTGACCTTTGAACAGGTGCTTTATGTTGGAGAAGGGGCATTTGATTTAACGGGTGTGCCAGCGGTGGAGATCCACTTAAATCAAAATGAGGTGGTCGTGATATGAGGTTGGTATATGGCACAGTGGTGACGCATGATTTAAGCGGGGTACTTCATCAATATCGCATTAAGCTGACGACAGGGCAATTGTCGCCCTGGATGCCTAAATGTGACCCAGTCTCAGGTGAGAGTGTGAGTAATCACCCTTTGAGTTTGGGGACGCAGGTAGCGGCTTTAATTTTGAATGGTGAGGGTCTAATTTTAGGGACGCTTAATAGCACGCTTTACCCTGCTGTAAGTGATTTGAACACTTTAAAGCGCACGGTATTTAAAGATGGTGCGGTGATTGAGTATGACGCACAAAACCATCAGCTCAATGCTGTTTTACCCAGCGGAGCGAGAACCCATTTAACCAGTACAGGCGGTGTCACTGTGGATGGCGACACCACTGTTAACGGGAATTTAACCGTCAATGGCAATGCCTCTATTACGGGCAGTGCGGATATTGGTGGTGACACTTCCATTGGAGGCAATCTCACCCTGAGCGGCAATGGGAAGGTGGGCGGTCACTTTAGCATTAGCGGAGTGTGTGCTGTGGGCGGTTTGGCTGCTGTTGGGGGCGGGGCGGTCTCTGCCAGTGGCGGCATGAGCATGACCGGCGGAGACATTACAGTAGATGGTATTAGCGTGAAGACCCATACCCACCCGGGTGACTCGGGTGGTACCACGGGTGCTGCACAATGATAGGATTGGATGCGGTGTCTGGGCAAGTGGTGCGGGATGAGACCTATTTAAAGTCTCGTATAGAGAGCTGTTTGAGTATGCGACAGGGTACGCATCCAATGCGGCGGCAAAAAGGTAGCCGCATTCCTGAGTTGTTAGACCGCCCCTTAAACGCCGCCACATTGTTTGATATTCAAGTAGCAGTGATGGATGCTTTGAATAGCCCACAAAACGGTTTTAAAGATTTGAGTATTAAGCAGGTTAAAGCCACGCGGATCTCTCAAGGAGGGGCGAGCATTAAAATTATTTATCAAGGGAACAACCAGGTGAAGGTCTTACAAGGAATTACAGTTAGCAGATGAAGATTGATTTAAGCAAACTTCCCGTTCCGGAAGCGATACAACCGCTGGATTATGACACAATTTTAAAGCAGATGTGCTCTGAGTTTGTGTTGCGTTGGCCTGATTACAGCGGTGAGCCACATGATCCGATTACTAAGGTGCTAGAAGTAGCCGCATTGCGTGAGTTGATGTTGCGACAGTCTCACAATGAAAAGGCCAGTCAAATTATGTTGGCATTTGCCAAAGGATCTAATTTAGATGCACTAGGTGCTTTACCGTGGTTGCAGGTGTCTCGCATGGTGATCACACCTGCTGATAACACCACCACACCGCCCACGCCAGAGGTGAAAGAGTCAGACGATGATTTCCGTCAACGATTGTTGTTAGCCTATAACCAACTGAGCACGGCAGGGAGTGAGGGTGGTTATATCTATCATGCCAAATCTTCAAGCCCAATAGTGAAAGATGTACGGGTCAAAAGCCCCAGTCCTGGACAGGTGCAAGTGACGATTTTAAGCACAAAAGGGGACGGAACAGCGGACAGCACGCTGATCAATACGGTACGACAAGCTTTAACTGCCCAAAAGGTGCGCCCCTTAACAGACTTAGTGACAGTGCAGTC